TACTCCTTTGGAACTTTATATAATTCTTCTTCATAGTCACTTACCATTTCTATGAAGTTACCCTGACGGTATCTTAACACGGCTTGTGTGGTGCTGTCGACATAGTCGTCATTCGCTCCGTGAGGAAATGCAGCACATTCTTCAATTACTTCTTCAGCAAATTTTTCATCTGGAGGAAAATAAATCTGACCCCCTTCAAAGACAGGAGCACAAGCATTTACCCTAGAATGCTTATCTTTTCCCCTTGATGGCACAAATGGAATGACAGGTATACCCATTCTTCTGAACTCTTGCATAAGTGGTTCCCCTGTAGCTTTAGCCTCGATTATTACACTCTCAGGTTCCCAATATTTAAATTGATCCATAGCAACTGCTTTAAGTTCAGGAAAATCAAATTTACCTTTTAGGGCATCAAGTAAAATCATTGCAGGTTTACCATCTTCTTGTGGAAAGAAAACTCCCCAAGTTGTTATAGCAGAATAGTCAGCAGTTTCTTTTGCACTGAACGCAGTATCGTAAGATTGAATAACGTGTTGTAGTTTTGGTATATGTTCATGTTCCCATGGACGCCACCATTCTCTTTTAAGAATAGCTCCTTCCTCTGATGTAGGATTCTGCATGTATTGAGCAGACCAATTTCGTATGGGTAATGATGCCTTAACTTTTTCTAATTCCTCTAGTTCCCAATACTCAGGCCATACTGGGTTCCCTGAGTCGAGGATCGCAGGAAATGAAATCACATTCCACTTATCAGCTTTCAGTTCTTTTTGAGCCTTAATTAATCTTCCTGTCAGATCGTCCTCTGCCCATCTCGTCATAACCACGACTATCGAGCCACCAGGTTGTAAACGCTGTCTTGGTCCTGATACATACCAATCATAAGCTCGTTCCATGGCTGATTCAGACATAGCGTCTTGTTCAGTATGTGGGTCATCGATAATAAGTAAGTCCGCCCCTCGTCCTGTGATAGAACCGCCTACCCCCGCTGCAAAATATTCTCCACCATGATTGGTCTCCCAACGTCCTTTGGCCTTACTATCTTCTCTCAGTTTAACATCTCCAAAGATATTTTTATACTCCTTCTGTTCCATTAGGTTACGAACCTTAGAACCAAACCTTGATGATAGTTCAGCATTATGTGATACCTGCATAATTTTAAGATTTGGATATTTCCCTATCATCCAAGCAGGAAACAAATAGGATGCAAATTCTGATTTAGTATGCCTAGGAGGC